CATCTTTCAGTGGCACTTCAGTAACACCACCTGGTTGACGATAAAACTTCCAGGCAAACTTACCTTTTGGTTTTTCTTTCTCAGCAACTTTATACATCCAATGATCATCATCACATGGGTTGCTATCCATCCATATTCCTCGCCAGGTACATCCACCATCAGCCATAGAAGGATATCTTCCAACCCTATGAGACAATCCATCTATAACGGCTTTTGGAAGCTCTCTTGCTTCATTGACGAATGCCCCAGTGAGTTCAAGAGATAACAGCTTCCTGGTATCCTTGGGCTGATCTAATGCAAGAAATATTACTTCACAATCTATGCCTGAAGCATTGCCCCTGGCTGGTAGTTTCAAATGATGTTTGATTGGTGGTGACCAGTGAAGGCCACCCCAAATATTCTCAGGAAATAATTCTAACCAGGTTTTTATCGTAGTCGTTTTGAGCATAGGATAGCTGTTTCTTACAACAACAAACCTAGAATATCTTACACCATCCCTGGGTGACGGCTTCTGCTGTACAGCCCGTTTAAATACCTCAGCACAACTAGCATACGACTTACCTGATCCCACCGGACCAATCAATCCTCTAACAAAGCTATCATCCTTTAAGAACTTCCAAACAGTAGGTGAGGTACTAAAATCTAAATTTAATTTATCAGGTTTTTCCATCTGTCGGTCCTACCATGTTAACTTCTATGACACTCGGCTTCTCACTTTCATGTTCCTTATCAAGAATACCAGCACTCTTAGCCAGCATTTGCAGAACTCTTACCTTGTCAATCATTTCGATTTCGACCTCGTAATTTTCACCCACTGGTCTCGCTTTAATCTTCTTAATGGATTGAAGTGCATGTTCCGGGATTTGATCCATATCCTTAATAGTAACTTTGCCTTGATCATCCCAATCCACAACATCAGTAACCTTTGCTTGACTAATCGACAGTAAAGCTTCTGCAAGCTTCTCTCTATTCTCAAAAATAACATCTGATCCTCTTAGCTTCTTCTTGATGTCTCTTACACCACCAAGATTATTCATCTTCGGAATAACTCTTTTAGAAGGCAATATCACTCTCCAGGGTTGCATCCTCATTACTAAATCCATTTTGCTGATCTACAGCTTTATAATCTTTTGGAAATATCTTTAGCCATACCTCGCCCTTATCATCAGGGATAGGATAGCAATCTAATTTCATAGAACTCGGTACACCCATCTTGGTAAATAGCTTGCCAATCTTAATCCACTGGGTTTTCTCATTGCCTTCTCGATCAAAGTATTTCTTACCTTGAACTAAATCTAATGTTTCTTTATCCATGTAAAACTCCTATTTCTAATTGTTGTTGTATTGGTTGTTGAACCCAGTTCACTGGTGTTTGTAGAGAATCTATTTCTCTTGCCATTTTCTCAGGGCATCTATTTTGATCTTTAAAATTTCTAGCTACATTTGTGCTGTCAGCCGATGCGAATGGATATTTATCTCCACCCATCTGCAAACCTCTAAGCATATGAATGTATGGAACTTTGTTGTATTTTTTTACTAGTTCATTAAAAACATAATCCATCCTAGCTCTCCATTTTTCAGAGTTGACTATCCAAAATTCGCCTGAACTTCCAAAACAAACCTTTTGATAATTTTCTACAAGATAAAACAAATAACTAATATCCAGGTGTATATGCCAAACCGGACAAGCATAATCTTTACTAAATGGAAAAGTTTTTATTAATTTTTTTTGATCCTCAATAGACCCATTAATTTTATCAGGGGGCAAGCACCAGTGAGGATGACTTAACTTATCTTCTAACCATTTATAATATTTCTTAAAATCAACCTCTAATCCTCTTGTGAAAACACTAAAAGAACCACAATCAAACATTACACTTTGACCTATTTCTAAGCATGTCTTGACATCACTCGGATGAGCAAAAGAAACACAAAAATGCTTACCAGCCATTTTATATAACTGTATCTTTGGAGTAATAGGAGTGCCATGATAGTGGATCATTTAGTCAACTCCCCACAAGTAATTCTTACACCCATATGATCACCAACTAGAAGAACCTTTGCTCTTATTTTTTCTTCCATAAGTTTCCAAATATCTTCCTGGTACATTTTTTTATCGTATATTTCTGACTGTAATTCTAATAAATCTTCAGCTTGTAAAGCTTTAGTGGTAGATATTGTCGCTTCGTATATATCCACTGCATTATTGTTTGGACATCGACATGCTAGTTTTAAAAAATATGTGTGCATTCAAAAACTCCTATATGAAAAAATGGAAAATATTTTTGTGAGACCCCCACGTATATGCTGTGGGCCGGGGGGAGGGTAGTGTCGCTTTTGCCTGGCACGACTAATAATTTATTTACGTTGTACATATTCTACATGACCATCTAGTTTTTATACACCATCGTATCTTTTATTCATTTTATTTACTAGCCCCTTAATTAATTGCTTCGTATCTTTGGGTTTACTTACCTTGTTCTGCCATATGCTTTTGAAATAAGCTATCGTGTATGGTGGTCTTGTTCTATCCTGGCTACACTTCTTCAGCTTCTTTGTTACCTCATCCATGAAGCTATCAATCGTCACTCCAGTTTGTATGATCTCTTCTGCTATGGCTTCTTCTCTCTTGGTCCATCGCCATTGACCTCGTGTCTTGCAGATATCGTCTAGTGCATGTGAATAGCTTCTTAGCAATTCAAAAACATTATCTTTAATATTATTATTATTAGTTATAGTAATATAGTTCTGTACAACATCATTGTGTTGTGTATCGGCACAACCTCTAGTGTTGTATAACTTACTCTTATTCACAACCTGACGTTGTATATCTTGGGCTTTTAAATAGCCTTTTTCTATGGGTGAAAGTAGGCCACAACCGATCTTATTCCAGGCATCAATAGTCTGTTTACCTGACAAATAAGTGACCATAGCATTGTATACTGTATCGTATGGAAAGAACTCAGTCTCATCTTTTAGGTACTTCTGAGTAATATCATTAGCCAGCTTATCTTGTGCCGGAGATAACTTATTCTGTTTCTTTTCTATCTTCTTAAATGTTTCTTCTGCTTTATTCTGTTCTACAATAGGATCAGTAGATGTCTTTATTAGCTGAGTATCGGTTATACCTGGATCATATATGATACGATATGTAGCTGTCTTTTTACCTTTCTGACGTAAGGCATTCTCATTGAGTATCTTCTTTATATATCCCCAATCAATAAGCTTTACTATTTGCCTGGATATTGCTTGCTGAGACCGGTTTAGTCTTTTAGCCAGGAGAAGCTGAGAAGGAAAAGCAGTGCCTGATTGACCTGAGACATAAGAACACAACACACATAAGACCTGGAGTGCTGATGGATTATTAAGTATCCTGGTATCGGCTAAAGCTCTTGAAGGTATATTGATGTAAGGTGAGGGTGATTGCTCATTAGATATTCTATACTTCTTAGGTGGCAATGTTATCTGCTCTCTTGCCTTCAATATCTCCTGGGCCTTATCAATCTTAGGAACATCAATCATATTCATAACAACATCTCTAATTGATCATCCTGGTTAGCCACAAAAACTTTATCTGAAATTGTACCAGGCAGTTCATTAGCTCGGAGCTTTCTATATAATTTCAAATCTATTTCTTTTACCTGGGCCATAAGATTCTCATACCTTGCATCCATCTCAGCTTGTTCTTGTTTGGTAAGTCCATTATCCAGCATCTAAATCTCTTTGATAACTGTTCCAGGATAGCAAGCTTCGACCAGCTTCTTCTTTAGTCTATATACTGGTGTCTTAAATCCTTTTACATCTTCAACAATGTAATAACCTATTTGTCCTTGAGGGCCGATATCATCGACCATAAGATACTCAAAGTCAGCTTTATATGTGCATACCTTCTTACCATTGACCATACATTTGAACTCAGGCTGAAGTTTTAAACTGTTAATAATACCAGCTTTCTCCATGATCTTTAGCTCAGAATATCTGTTAGCTTCTCTTTTACTATCAAAGTAAATACCATCAACCATAGTTCTAATAGCTCTATACTTTGTCATTGGCCTTCACCATCTGATCTAACTTTTCAGCTATCTTTAAATCCGATATCTGTTCTTTTTGATCATCAAATATAATATCATTACTAATAGAACCTGGTGTTCTTCTTCTTAATCCTTCCCTTAATATATGTTCAGTTAATCCAGCCATTGACCATCTTTCTTTCTTGGCCTGATGCTTTAGCATATCGTAACAACCCCTTGATAACCGGCAATAAAAGGGAACTATCTCTATCTCTTTATCCATTTGTATAAAACCTATTAAACTTTTTTTACGTCTAGGTCTTGTATTTTAGATATCTATCTGATATATGTATATAGGTAAGGCATAAGTCTTACATCGGTAATAACTAAAAAAGGGGCAATCAAGTGAGTAAAATTGATTACGTTTATAAAAGAAAAGATGGTGGCACTATACATTGTTATGGTGATATCGAAGAAGATAGCAACTTCCATGTAGTATGTGATAACGAAGAATACGATGGTGTCGCATGTGACATTGACGGCAGTGAGTACAACACCTGGAAAAAAGTATGTGACTACCTGGTTGTTAATTACAGACATGATATTGAACAAATAGAAACTTGTTAGGGGGGGCAAAGTAATGGATCTCAAAATCAAAAGAGTATTATACAGATACCCGAATGAATTTATTTACGTTGTCAAAAGTCACAACAATATAATTAAAAGGTGTCTTACTAGGCATGAAGCTAAAAAATTTGTCGCACAATATATACAAGAAGGAGCAAACTAATGAGGGTTAAGAATACAGCCGGTCAAGAACATACTGGTGTCTATTGTGCCTACGTTAGGGTATCAACTGACAGTCAGGATGTAGCCAGGCAAGAAATGGAGATCAAGAAGTGGCTCAATGGTGGTGATCACCAGGTTATATGGTTTAGGGAAGAGGGTGTCTCAGGTAAAATTTCACCTTCTAAAAGACCTGAGCTATCTAAATGTATCGAGACTGCCAAGGTTAACAAGGGTACTATTATTGTAGCTGACCTTGAAAGATTCAGTCGTAGGATGCAAGACACATTGGACTTCTTTGAAGAGAAGCTGGAGAAGGGCAAGATCAAGTTTGTTGTCTGCAATGAGCCTGAGATATCAGAAAGCTGGGAAAGGTTTTCTATGAAAGCTTACTTCGGTGCTATGGAAAGACGTAGGATAGCTGAAAGAACTAAGTCAGGCCTAACTAAGATCAAGGAAGAGCTAAGAGAAAAGGGCCAGTATCAAACCAGGTCAGGCCGTACTATCACTAAGCTTGGCATCCATGATCATATGGATAAGGCAAGAGCTAGGGCTGGTGAAGTAGTGAAGGCTGAGAGTGATGGTTTTGCTCAGATTGTAGGGCCTACTATCCAGGCCCTTCTTAGCTCAGGAATGACTTATAGAGAAGTTGCAATCAACTTAAATCAAATAGGTACAACAACTGCAAGAGGTGGTGAGTGGTATGCTTCTACAGTTCGTAACGTCATCAAAAGATTGGAGAGTATGGATGAACAAAGAACAAATTAAAAAATATATAGATCAAGAACTAACTAAAATTTTATGTCAGCATGAGATAGCTGTCTATCAGGCAAGACAAACTAGGATGTCAACTAAAGTTCAAAGATATTTTAATTCAACTCCTTTAAGAAATGTTTTTGCTAGAATGGTATCTTACGCATACTGTGTAAACAAACATTACTCTATCCAGTATATTGCTGATCAGCTTAAAACAACAAGACAATCTATCAGTAAGATCGTTGATGAATGTGAAGCTGAAGGATGGATCAATGTTATTAGAACTCCTAATAGTGTTGAAGTACAAGCAAGTGATGTGACTTATGAAGGTATGCTAAATTACGTTGAGCAAAGAAAAAAATTACTTCCAAAACAAATGAGACGTACCTGGAATGAGTTAATTAATTTAGAAACTCTAGTGACAACTGAGTTAACACTGGATGATTGTTGCAGTAACAACCCAAGTGACGTTGATCAAAACGATGACAATGTTATCGTAGTTGGGAAAGGAATGTTATGAAACCAAAGTTTGGCAAAATATTAGAAACCAGGATCAAGAAAATTGGCAAAAAGAATATCAACGGCCATAATATTGCAGACTTGTTTCCAACTTTGACCGGGCCACAACGAGAGAAGGTGGCAAGGGCAGTGCTAAATCATGAACACTATATGCACTACAAAGGAGCTAAGACAGCCGTTAGATTAACAATCCCTATTGTTGATAGGAAAACTATTCGCAATGCTTCCCAGGAACTAAAACAACTGGCCAAGGACTTACAAACTATTCAGCGAGATACTAGCAAGTCAGTATTTCAAAGATGTCTTGATGCACAAGATGCTATTACCAGGGCAAACTTTAGTATAAAGTCTAGGTCAGACTTCATGTTTTTATACGGCATACACGGGCTAAGATAATGAATAGAAAACCTAACAATAACAAACGACTAAAAATAGAATTACTACATTTAGGTGGTGTTTTGACACATACTTCTAAGGGTAGTACAAGAAAACCATTATTGAGAAGGAGATATAATATGGTTACTAATCAAAGGCTTAGAGACAAAGGACGTTATGGATATAACAGTTTGTCGCATAATATATATCATGTAAGAGATAGTATTGCTGATTTTTTGCACAACCATCCAGCTTTTGTAAGCACACTGATGGTCCTAGGTACTATCCTAGCATCTATCTTTGCATTGGTCTACATCTATTACCTACTACATTTTGTATGTCTAATTGATGATGCATGCTTCACTCAGAATTATGGAGTGATCAATGGCTAAATATTCAGATGATACTAAGGAGCTAGGTGCTTCAAGAGTGCCAGCTATAGTTTTGGGTCAGACTAAATTTTCTACTAACGAAAGAGAAAGACAAAAAACTATTCATGCAAGGCAAGGTATTCCTACCATTGAATCTGACTTTGCACAAGATGCAAAAGAAAGAGGTAACTACCTGGAAGAAGCAATCATAGTTTGGTCAATAGACAAGCTTGCCAAGATAGGAGA